GGAGAAATGCGGTCAACCGCGCTCTTGGGAACCTATAGGTTACCGTTAGAAGATGATGGAGATATGAGGGGCTGTTTGACTGAAATGTTTCGTCTTTGGCAACCACAGGAAACTCCAACCCGTCTGAATAGACTGCCTGCAGCCGGTCATCCCTTTCGCGGGGGTGATCGAAACTGAAGGATAGCTAGTCAGGGATATGAACTGTCTTGGCAGAGATAGCATCAACAACCGTAAAGACGAAAGTCGATACTAGTCCTGTAGAAGGGATGAAAGAAGTTCTAAGTCCTTGCCAAACTATGATGGCATAGCGCCGTAAAAAGCGCTAACCGATTAGTTGGGCTTCTCGTAAGATCAGCTCCTCTAATCGTAGGATCTTCTTCTGTGAGTTGGGTAAAGGCTGCATTCCACTTTGCTCGTGTTGTCCGTGTTACTATTATTCACCAAGGTCACCGAGGCTTAGCCATTTACCTTAAGACGGCCAATATTATGCTCATGAGAGCGGTCGCCGGTAACCGACTAAGTAACTCACGGGAAATTGGTGGAGCAGTGGCTCGAACAAAGAGTGGTTTACCGCGGATAATACCCGCGGGTATGAGAAAGCGTATTAAGGAGGGTGATAATGGCGTAATCAGATTGTACTTAGGATTCTTCACTCTTTATCGAGTGTTGAATTATCGAGGAAAATTAAAGTTATCCACTATTACAGCTCCAGGAGTACCGATCACTGGATCGTTCATGAGTAGCTGGAGTTCATTTGCAATAATGTTCTTGTGTTATTTAGAAGGATTCGGTGTGAAGTGCTCCCGAACAGATCTCGGCCTGTAGCCTTTGGACAAGAATGGTTTCTATTGCAACGGAGACGCACCCTAACCCGATGGGGTCGTGGTGAAGGGTAAGTCGTCTTCAATTGTTAAGAAGAGCCATTCATTGAGCAGAGGTTGTCGGTCAGAGATTTGGGGATATGTTGTATCATTATTTCTGCTCTTGAAATCCGGTCCTAACTCACGTCGAGGAAGAGTCAATAGCTATAATGTTATTGATGACTTGCTCGCGTGGGTTCAACGTCCTCAGCTCTTTGCTTCCTTCCAAGTGCTCGTGGCGGTTACGCGATCATGGGTACTATTTTCGCCTGTCCTTGCGGACACGCTTAGATATATGGGAACAAAATTCCCTACCCTGTTTTCGCCCCATCATGGAGCATTTTGGTTAGGAAAGTTAAGCGTTAAGGAGGAACCTGGAAAACTTCGAGTCTTTGCTATGGTGGACTCTTTAACACAATGGTTACTCTATCCATTGCATAGAAAGATCTTTGACAAGATTCTGAGGTTAATTCCTCAGGACGGTACTTTCGACCAAATTGCTCCTGTAAAACGTTTAATAGCGCTTTTACAGAAGGGTCGAGATCATCGCGTCTGGTCATTTGATCTGACTGCTGCAACCGATAGAATACCTGTTGTACTACAAGAGGTATTATTAGGGTTATTCATGACCCCAGAGTTTGCACGCCACTGGCGGGCGATCCTCTGCGATCGGGAATACAAGGCTCCCGACGAGCTGATAAAGCAAGACGGGTGGAAGCGCCATAAAGGCACCTCCGGCGCGTTCGCGCGTAGCCTCCGATACGCAGTTGGTCAACCGATGGGGGCGTACAGCTCTTGGGCTATGTTAGCTCTAACCCATCATATGATGGTGCAGTTCGCCGCTTGGAAAGCGGGATGCAGAGGTTGGTTCGAAAGATACGCAGTTCTCGGGGACGATCTGGTAATAGGAGATTATCGGGTTGCTCACGAGTATTTAGCGCTCTGCCGTGTGATCGGCGTGGATATCAATTTGTCGAAATCAATAGTAAGCAATAATCTTTCACTTGAGTTCGCC